GTTCGTTAAGATTTTCTTCTTTATTTTCTTCTGTGAACTCCTCTTTGACAGTTCTAGACTTTGGTTGTCTTGAATTATCTTCAATTTGTTCTTCAGCTTCTACTACTTTTTCAGAGTTTGGTTGCTTATCTTTTTTAAGATCAGCAATAGCATCTTCTAAGTTATCTACCCTGTCTTTAAGTTCTTCATAGGACTTAGCCCAGTCAGCTTTTTCAGCAGGACTTTCTTCCAAATCTTCTGTTTCAGCAGAATCTTCTTCTTTAGCAGGTACGTCATCACTAACATCTCTTACGTCAGCAATAATCCCTTCTTCTTCAACAACGATAAGCTGTCCATCCTCTAGGATATATTCTCCTACTGGCATAGCCACCTTTTCATCGTCTGTTTTGATGAAAATTTCTTTTCCTTTTTCAAATGATTCTGCTTCTACAACAGTACCATTCTCTAATTTCCTTTCTTCCAGTTTTACTGGAATATCAAGGAGTGTACGAATCTTGTTTATCATTTTACTTGATTTCATAATTGTATAACGTTTATTAAATTTAATTTTGCATTTTCATTATGCAGTTCTACTTATTACTCCAATTCCTTGCGACCAGATGTCTCCATCACAACAATCTCTGGAATAAGAATTAGTATCTTTACAAAGACAAGCCCTACTGCCACCTTTAGGACTTGTTCTACTTGGTATATAAGTTTTTTTATACATTATTTCCTGTTCTTAAACTACTTAAAGCACCTCCAATAGCTTTAAATTCTCTATCTGCTGTATTATCTATATAATTATTATTATACGCTATTCTTCCTTCTGCTGGTAAATCATTCGGTTTAATTCCAAGTATTTTTACATTATCTTTATAATCTTTAGAACCTTTTTCTATTTTTTTATTTCTACTTTTTACATCTTCAACACTTTGAGCTGCTGATAATAATAAATCAAAAGCCTTTCTTGTTTTTGTTCTAACCTTCATCATAGATTTTTCATTAGCACTTACATCGCTTAATATTCTGTTTAACAAATTAAGTTCTACTCTGTGAACATTTAATTCAGTTTTATCAGTATCTAATTGATTAATAATATTATTTAGAATTTTTTTATCCATAGTTATTCTAGTTAGGTTTTATAGCTGTTAAATCATTTATATTTCTTTTCAGAATAGATATTCTTTTTTCTGTTTTTTCTTTTGTCCTATCTAAACTGTCCATATATGTCCATACTCCAGCATCTTTTTTTGATATACCAATATTTTTTAATTCTGATTCAAATTTTTGAGAAAGTTTATTAATATTTTTAATTAATTTTTCGTATTTATTTAAAGAATCTTTATATTCTTTTTCAGCTTTAACAACAAAATAAAAACCTTCTTCACCAGTCAATAAAATTAATCCATATTCTTCTATTGCTTTTTTTATATCATTTATCATATTTAATTCTACTCTTTCTAACTCTATCTTTTCATCAGATAGTCTATCAAATACTTTTTGAATTTCTTTTTTATTTATCATTTTATTGTAAAAATTTATATGCTTGATCTAATTTAGATTGTATTTTTTTATCCATAGTTTTAATTTATTTATGCGTACATTTTTCCTTTTATAGCACTTTTTAAACTTGCTATTTGTTTTTCATAATAATTTGCATTAACATCTACCCCTAATTCTTTACCTGCTTTTTTTAATTTATCTACTTTTTTTTCAAAACCTTTAGCTTTATTTAATATTTGTTTTTCTTCTTTATCTCTTTTTTGTCCTAAAATTTCTGCTTTTCTAAACTTTTCAATATATTCTTGGTGCAATTTACTTAAAGACTTAAACTCTGATACTAAAGATTTCAATTCATTGTCTATATCATCTACTAAAGCAAGTTCTACTCTTTCTCCTTTAACAATACTTTTGATCTGGTTAAGTAATAAATCAGCTTTTTCTTCAGACATATCTACTTTAGGTTTTTGCATCTTATCAGCAAAGTATCCTTCAATAGAAAATCCTTTAACCTTACCAGTCTTAACATAGTCATTCCAGACTTCATCGTTATTGACTTTTAAAGTTCCCATCCAAGTTCCAACTGGTACATTCAAGCCATACTTTCTGGACTTGTCATACTTTTCATCTTCTACTATCCAAGATTCTACTAAAGTAAGTCCACTTAACTCGTGGCTGTGTTCTAAAGTTGAATTGTTTTGATTGCCATTTTTTAAATATAACTGACTAGCTTTTTCAACAGTTTCTTTAGAAAAATAAATATAATACTCATCTTCTCCACTTGTTCTGAATATTGGTTTATTCGGAATAAGTAAAGCACCCATTAATATCTTTTTTTCTTTATCTACTTCTGCAAGTTTTACTTCGTCAGACTTTAACGCTAAAAAATTCTCCTCTATTGCTGGATTTTCTACGATAGAAATAGCGTCTATTCCCATCATACTTTGTGCTTCATCTAATATTAATTCTATTATTTTCATTCTTAAAACATTTCTTAAAACTTTTTTTTATTATCTTTTTAAACAGTCTTTTAAAAGTCTTAGTTCTGTTTGCATACATACATAACGATTTAGTTAAACAATTTTGTATTTATATAGAAGCTCCATCTACTATATTCCTTTCTAAGCTCTGAGCAGTTGTAACATCGTTGCTTACCACATAGGCTTGGACTGGTTGTTGGACTTGATCCCCAATAGCATCTGCCAACTGATTCATACCACTTGAAGCTACCGTATTTATATCAGGTGGAGTAGGTGCTGGAGGTGGAGATGGTGCTGCAATACCAGCGTCTCCTCCTGCTCCTCCCTTAGCAAAACTTGGTGCTGGAGGTGGTTTTGTTTTTAAAATATTTTTTACATTTACAAATCCTGCTGCGATTACTGCTGCCATCTGTATAAAGTTAAATGGGGGTGGTGCAGAACCTAACGCAAGGTTTGCTCCTTTATAAGTATCCATTATCGCTTGAACAACTGCTAACGCTTTTCCAAATTTTGAATTTTCTCCTGCTAAACCAGCTAACGTTCCTAACGTTGCCTCTACTGAAGCCATCTTTGATTTCTGTAAATCTTTATCCATTTTCTTTTCTAGGAGGTCACTCGCTTGTTTGAATGTCAGTAACTCATTATTAGCATCTACCCAAGCCTGAGTTCCTTTTTTATATAAGTCTCTTTGTTCTGTTAATCTTTTTTCTTCGGCTGCATTTACTATTTCTAAATCATCTAATCTTCTTTGTAATTTTCTAGCTTCTCCATCTATCATCTCTACTTCAAAATCTCTTTGAGCTTGTTCTCTTTCTGCTTCAGCATCAGAAATTGATGTAGCAAGTTCTAATTTTTCTCTGTCTAAAGCTAAATCGTTTGCTTTTTGTTCTGATCTAAACCCAGCTATCTGAGCTTCTACTGCTGCGACCTCATTTTTAGCTTCTAATAAAGCAATTTCATTTTCTAAATTTTTATTTTTATTAAATTGAACCTGAGCTGCTGCTAAAATAGCATTAGCATTTGCTAACATAGCTTTTTCCTGTTCATCTAAAACTGCATTTAAGTCATTGTTTGCCTGTATTCTTTCTTCTATTGTGTTTCTTTCTTCATCTCTTACCTGTCTTAGTTTTTCTGCCTGTAAGTCGTACTTTTCTATTAAGCCTTGATTTTTTACTGTTGCCAGATCTGCTGTCTTTTGTAAATCTACATTTGCTGCTGCTGCTTTAATTGTAGATTTTGTGTATTCTACAATAGATCCTGTTACTTTAGTAGTTACGTCTTTTATTTTTTCAAATGAACCATCTACTCCTGTTAAAACATCTATGTATTCTTTTCCAGCTAAGGAGGCTTGTTCTACTGCTCCATCCCAGTCTCCTTCAAAGAATTTTTTTACAGCACTTCCAAGATAACCTAAAGTATCTATTGCAGAATTAAACCTTTCTATAATGTTATTTTTAAAAGAAGTTCCTAAGTTTTTGATAGATTGTACTGGATCATCAAAAATAGATTTAAAATATCCTATAACCGTTCCAACATTACTGTCTAAGAAATTAAAGAAATCATTAAACGCTAAAGATAACGCTTCAAAGGTCGTGTTAAAAAAGTCTGCTACCTTTTGGTTTTCATTAAAGACCTCAGCAAGTTTCGCAAAAGCAGCTACAGCTAAACCTATTCCAGCAGCTTTCATAGCTGTTCCTATTTTGCCAACTCCTTTAGCGACACCATCAGAGGATTTTTTAACGTCTTTTAATCCTTCAGCAGTATTTTTATTGCCTTTAGAGACTTGTTCGTTAAGTTTTTTTACTTCTTTCTGTAACGATTCAATCTCCTTTACTGCCTTGTCGGTTTTAGCTTTTAATTCTACCTCTATTGTTTTAGCCATCGGTATTCGTTTTTAATTTGTTTAAATCCTTCTTTAAAGGTTTCAGGAATTTTATATTTTCCCTGAGCAATTCTTATACTTTCTGTTTCGCCTTTAGCGTGATCTAAAAGTTCTAATAAATATTTTATCATACTACATTCAATAATTCTAAACTACTTTCTCCTGTTGTTAAATTGGTAGTCATACTATTTATTCTGTATGTGTATCCATTTAACGAAATTTTATCATTTAATTTTAAATTGTAAATCATTTTTAAAGGTAAGTACGCTGAAACCTTAGTTAAACGCCTTTTGTTATTAAAGACATCTTGAATATAAGTCTTATAATAGTTTTCAAATAATGTTCCTGTAAAAGTTGTATCTTCTGTGTATTCGTTTACCTCTAACTGAAAGTTTATGTTTTGTGTACTCGTTCCAGAAGCTAAGGCTTGACTATTTGAAGGAATCCAATAATCATTAATAGAAGCATTTGATGACGCTGATTCTTTTAATAAAATATCTGTTCCGTTTAGTTCTCTAATTGCATAAAAAATAATCGGTTGTCCTATATATGAATCTTTATTATCATCCGCACACCATCCCCATTGAACATCAGTTATAGCTCCAGCTTGACTATATAACCTTTCATATTGTAAATGTTCATAAGGAACTTGAATTTTATAACTCCCTTCAGGTGCATCATAAATAGCGTCATCTAACGTATAAGACAAAGAACCCCATCCTGAGTTTTCTAATTGTTCGTATTGTTTAGCTAAATATGTTCCTAATCCTTGAAAAGAAAATTCAATTTCTTTAAAAGGTAAAGCTATATTTACTGTACCTTTTTTTACATCTACATAATCATCTAAATCCCACACTACAGAAGAAGCAGCATAATAACTGTCTAAAGTTCTAACTACAATAGTTCCTGTTACATCAACGTAAGCAGTTAAATTAAATGTCTTAAATATTCCAGTAAGAAAATCTATAACTTTCATTTTAGGGATTTGTTCTGTTATCACAAACTCAAAATCTGCTGAAGTTGCTTGTGCAGAGGTGCTTCTCCATTCATCTGACCAGCTAGATACAGCTTCTCCTTTTTGTCCTGTTAAAGCCCATCTAATATCTCCTGCATCAAAAAACGAAGTAGCACTTGTAGCTGAAGAAACAGAAACAGTATAATTTCCAGCTCCTAATAACCCTAACTGAGTGCTTGTTAGAATTGTAGTTCCTGTTAAATTAGTTCCCTGATAAAACAAACTACCATTTCTAAATACTCTTATATTATATTGCGTACTTGTATAGGAACTATTAGGAATAAATGTTAAATCATTACTTAACATATAATTAGGATAAGTAACTAAAGAACTAGGAATAATTAAAGCTCCTGTTACCATACTTGTTTCTGGACTAGCTGTATTATAAGCTGTAAAACTACTAACCTGTTGGTAGGTTTCGGTTACTTGTGTAGCTGGTTCAACAGCACCTTTTTTTCTGTGAAGCCACATATACAAATTGTAAAAATCAGCGTTGCCTGTATCATTAAAAAAGTCATCTGAAAAGGTAATAGAATATTTGCTTTCAATAGCATCTATTATTTCAGATAAACGTAAAGCGTATTTAAGATCTGACCAGTACACACCATTATCTGAAGTTGCAAAACCACTTGAAGGCTTATATAAATTACCTTCTCCTGTTGTAGAAGTATTATAATATAATTGTCGTGTATGAGTTATTAAAGGACAAATAATAGGATCAGTTCCAGAAGTGTTTACTAATTTAGAAGCCACACTAATATAATTATAGGTAAGATTATGAGTATTTAAAGAGCTTAATGAAGATAATTGGTCGTCTCCTAATAAGTCTTTTAAGTTTACAGTATCTCCAAAGAATGTTACTTTATAAGCATAGGCTTTGTTTTTTTTCATTTCAACTCCTTCTAGTTTTACATAACCAGTTTTAAAAGGAATATGATTTAATTGTATTTCTCCAGCTACCTTGTTACGAGCATCAAATCCACCTACAATATCAAAGTTATAATAATGTTTAAAAAGTTTGTTATTAGTTTTAGACGCAGGAATAGTAAAGGATTGAGTAAATTCTGTAAATATCTTAGATATGTCTTTTACGTTTTGAATGGATTGCGTCATTGAAACGCTTTCATCTTTGAATAAATCTACTCTTGTTCCACTTATATACAGTTGTAATTTTTGCATTATCTGACATTATTAATATAGTCGTAAGCACTTTCAAAATCTATTGTATATTCAATAAGCCTTTCATTTAAAGATGTCTTATAGGTCATACTACTTGTTTTTACTGTTACAGCATTTGCGTAACCAGTTTCTACAATCCACACATTTTCAGACAATAATAGTTCTTCAAAATAAGGATTTGCTCTTTCAGGATAATAACCAGAGCTTAACGTATAACTTTGTTTACCGTTTTTGTTATATGTGTTAATAGGATGTGGATATGTGCTGTATGTAGTATATAAAGGAGCAAAATAAGTAGGAGTTGTAGCACTTGTATCTATTGTATTTCTTTGATATGTTTCTTGCTTCGTGTTTAATTTATCTACTTTTTTAGTCATAAAAAATAAAGATTGAATAGCTCCTTTTTTGTTTATAAAAGCTACTTCAGTTGGAGTGTATCTTGAACAGTCTAATACTGTGATTGATAACGTTGTGCTTCTGTAAGTATAAGTAGAATCACTTGTGCCAGAAGTTACGTTTGTCAAAGCAACTATATCATCGTTAGTATCAGTTGCTCCTGTTCTAGCTGTTGTGCTTTTAGGAGCAAAGACTTCATAAGCACCATTTAGCTTTGTTAATAGAAACGCATCAGAAGCTCCTTTTGGTATTTCGTAGTTTGCACCATCCTCATAATTACCATAACCACCAAAGCCATTATAAACAACGGTATTTGTATCTGCACCATCATATTGAACAATACTTCCAGTTGCATTTGCTCCATCATAAAAACTTATTGCTCTACTTATTTCTATTTGTTTGTTTAAGGTTGCTATTGTTCCTGCTATATTAGTAAGTAAGCAATCGTCTAAATAATCTCTACATAATTCAGATATTTCAAAAGTAACCGTTTCTCCAGCAGTACAAGATTTCGTTATAGTATAGCGTAAGGTGCTATCAATAGTTAATTCTAATTTAGCACTTACAGCTCCTGAAGGAGTGGTTAGTATTTCGTATCTCGGACTTCTTAAAGGTATAATATCCATAATCTATTTTTTTGTTCCTAGTATAATTCCATTTTCTACATCTAACGCAAAAGCATCTATAAACTTATCTGTAAATCTTTGTAATCCTTTATTAAAAGGTTTAGTAAAAAATAACGTTGCTCTTAAACCTGATAAGTAAATACTTCTAGTGATTAAAAATTGTAAACTTTTTCTACCTATAAATCTACCTTTGGAATCTCTAATTCCTTTAATACCCTTTTGTATTGTCCATCTGTTTATAGCAGCTCTTAATCCTTTGCTTTTATTTCTACCAAATTTATAAGGACTTGTCGGAGCTTTTTGAATACCGTGCCATTTTGCACCTTTAGGTAAATTATAAGGATTTTTTCCTTTAACGCCCTGATCTACAAATTCTCCATAATCCTCCATTATAAAATCTACGAGCAAAGCACCCTTTTCTAATTCTATTTCATAGTCCAAAGAATCATATAAAGAGCTTGTTGTTTTTTTTCCTTCTCTTGTTAGATTACTTCTTGCTTGTTGTATAACATACTGAGCAAATTTTCTTAACTCTTTTTCTGTTTCTTTAAAATTCATTAGCAAATAGTTATGTCGTTATATATTAAAATATCCATATTACAAGACCACCCTGCCAGTTCATTTTCAAACCTATCATAGAAAGGTTCACAGCTAGGATCTCCGTCTAACTGATACGGATTGCCTTCTGCTAGTGTTGAAGTTCCAGCGTGTAATCCTCCTCTTTTTAAGACTTGAATTACTTTATTAATTACAGCTAATTGAGTGTTAAGAATGTCTTGGTCATTATTGTCTCCTGTAAAGAGGTCTGTTACCTCTGCCTTAGATCGGTTTACGACATCCATTGTTAGCAAGGTTATGTTAAATCGCAAAGCCTGTTCTTCTATGGTAGCACTATTAATTAGAATATGAGCTAAAGGAAATATGTCTTGTTTTCTTAAATTAACCTGTGCTATGTCTCCAGTCGTTACGGTACTTATATTTCTGTCATCTAAGAGCTGGTCTTTTATTATTTGTGTTACTTGATAAAATCCTCGTATGCCTTGATTAGCCATTTACTTTTCTTTTTATTTGTTTGTTTTCTAGTTCTTGTTTCTCTTTCATAAAAGTCAGCATCGTTAAACATTTATGCAGTTCTAAGTTCGTGATATTTTCAAATCTTGTAACATCTCCTCCAGCGAGTGCATAAACTGATTGATACCACCCCCATTTCCTTGCGAAATTAGATATTGCGTCAAGACTTTTTTCTCCTCGTCTGTTAAAGAGTTCTTCATAACTTTGGACAAGTCCATCCCTAAACGAAACAAAAAAAAAATTGATCCCATTACTGCTGCCAAAGGCATTTCTTTCATTGTATCCTTATTATCTAAATCGTAATCTTCAATTAAATATTTTTTTCCTAATCTTTGTTTTATCGGTCTAAAGAGTACGTTCATAGCTAGGTGCATATTCTGCCAGTCAGCTATATGAGTATCCAGATCTATATACTCCCCAAACGAGATGCTATGTAAATCAGACACAAACCCATATTCAATTCCATTAAGGTAAAAACTTTTTATTAATGGAGTTTTCTTATCAAACATCTCATTAATAATATTGCTTATTTTTTCAGCATCTGTTAGCTTCATTTCTCTAACAATCTTTTCGTTTACTCTACAAAATATTTCAATCATTTTGCATTGTAAAAAATAAGGATCTTCATTAACCTCTTTTGCTTTTAAAAATTCCTGATATTGTTCTAAGGTTATTTCGCTTAGGTCATTAGGAACATTCACTTTAGCTTTCATAATATTATAACGTATTTAATTAAACATTTTTAAACATAAAAAAAGGCAGACTAAACAAACGCTAAACCACTTAGGAAATCGCCTGTCTGTCCACCTTATCCAAACTAAACTAACTGAATTAACTAACTACTAAATGAAAACTATAAATCACTTTTACTGTTTAGTTCAGCTTGTTGTAAATTGTTGTATTTGTCTTTAATTTCTTTTAACTCTATTAACGCTTTATTCTTATAATGTCTATAATCAGAAATTGCTTCTTTATATTTCTGGAGGTCTTTTGACATTCTCAGAACATAAAAAGATATGTCCATTATAGCTCTGCTTAAAGCTCTTACCTCTTTGTTCTCTGGTCTTAGTTTGCTCCATTTAAGAGACAATTCTAAGCACAACTGAATATTGCTCATATATTCTAAGTCGTGTAAGTTCTCAATTTTGTCCATACACTAAGTTAATAAATTATTCTAAAATATCGTGCATCTACTGGAACGTTATAAGATTCCTTTGCTTTCTTAATCGCTTCTTTTTCGCTTTTTGCTTCAACAGCTATTCTTTCGTAATCGTGCATTTCGTTGTCATCGTGAAACCAGTATTCTACTTTATATATCTTATTCATACCAAATTTCATCTAATAAATAATCCCATTCTCTTTCAGCATATCTAATAAAATTATCTATATGCTTTTTGTCGTTGAACTCTCTATTGAAGTATTTATCTCTAGCTAGTTTGTCTCTGAATTTTAAAGTTGCCTTAATCATAACAACGAGCTTATAGTTAAACTTAACCAAGCGAATACTGTCCATAGTATCATAAACAGTATCCCTTCTATTAATTCTTTTTTCATATTATATTTTTTTAAGATTTGTTTTAACTAAATCAATTATAATTTTTTGGTCTGATTTAATTAATCCTATAAATTCTATATTAAAAATACTTTTAGAATATATATCCAAAACTGATTTTATCACTTCAGGATTAAACTTTTTTAATTTTTTCATTTTAGTAGTTTAAATTTTAGGGATGTATTTAATTTTTAAGTCTTACTCGCATCCCATTTACGTTTGACTGCTATTGTTCTGATAGCTCAGGTTTTCGGTCTTACATTTTGGTTGCCTACTAACGACATAACAAAGTAAAACAATCTAAACGATATTAACAAATAATTTGATAACTATTTCTAAGATACGTAATATGTACCTCTAGAGGGGTTTTGGAGCTGATATGAAATACTGTATCTAGCAGCATCTAGTAAATGATTGAATTTATCTATTGGAGTATTTGATTTTCTTTCTAACCAAGAATAGTTATTTAACTCTTTAATAAGATTAATACTTTTAGGATCAATAACTAAATCAAAATCTTGCATTAAACTAATTCCATACGTTACGCTTCCTTGACCTTTTATACTTGGCATTATATTACAATGAGGTTTCATCTCAGAGATAAGTCTAGGTTCTGCTGAATCGGCTATAATTAAATACTCTCCTGCAAACTTTTTATTGAGAGTTATTAATTGACTGGTTGTAAGTCTCGGTTTATAGAAACATTCTTTTAAATATATCTTTTTGTTTGTTTGGTCTATGCTTGTCTGTATCAAACAACTAGGATCTGAAGCGAAGCCAAAATCTTCTCCAAATACACTAACGCCTATTTCCTTAAATTCTCCAATATCCCAATTAGTGAATATAACGCCCTCAGCTTTTTCTAACCATCCTCCTAGCATTTGATGTTTGTATTTTTCTGGTCGTCTTTTCTTTATGTTTTCTATTTGAGATAAATAACTCTCTGATAGGTTTTCTTTATTGTCTATATATGTGGTATGAATGTAAGTCGTGTTTCCTTTGGTTATATTAGAACCTGTTTGTACTCCTTTATCTTCAAAGTATCTTCTGTAGATCCAATGTTCTTTTGATGCAGGATTTAAAATGAGTATAACTCTATTTGTAGCTCCCTGCTGTCTAACGCTTAAATCTATCTTATCAAAAGTGTTTTCATTTGTGAGTTCTTCTGCTTCATCTAAAACAAACGTTGTAACGCCTTGTAAGGACTTCAGGTTAGCTGTTTGGTCTCCACTTGAGGTCTTGATACCCTTAAAGATTATTTTGCTCCCAGAACGCTTATTTTTGATTTCGTCTTTTGTTATATAAAAGTCGTCAAAGATGTCTAGTAATTCTAGCTTGTCTATAAACTCTGGAATAATAGAAACGTAAGCTGAAGCTAAGGTATATCTGGTAAACAGAATAGTATGCCCTTTCTCGTAAGTTAGTAAGACCAATAATAAGTTAATTGAAAAAGATTTTCCAGATCCTCTACCTCCTGTAATAATGAAGTATCTAGAATCCTCATTTGAAATAGGACTGTACTTCTTATTTATATCAATCATTTAAACTTGATAAGGTCTTTGAAGTTTACGTTAAACCCTTCACTAGAATTTATATCTACTGATTCTTTAGGTTTACCATAACGATAACCAAAGTATAGATTTAAAGCTCTACCATCTCCTTTCATTATCAGCTCCCCTAGCTTCTTAATAACATCTTCATTGTTTATAAGATTATCTAACTTCTCTATTAGCTTGGTTTCTTCTATTTTAGGCTTTCTACCTGAGCCTACTCTTTTACCTCCGTGTGTACTCATAACTTGAAAAAAACTTGATTAATCAAAATCATATAACGTAATTTAATAAATAATTTTTGTGTTATGTAATATATGTTTCTCTGTCTTTAATAGACATTTAGTACGTTCTTTTTGTGATTTGTATTCTGTTGGTATTTTTAACCAAATCCATTTAGGTCTAAATACCCATTTAAAATATCTAACTATTTTTTTTAATATTCTTTTCATAATAACCTTAATTGACTTGTATGTAGTTCTAATCGTTTCTTAGCAGCTTTATAATAATATTTATCTATTTCATACCCTGTTAAATCATATCCCAGATTATGACAAGCTATTGCAATACTCCCTGAACCCAAATGGGTATCTAATATTTTATCTCCTTCCTTAGCATAATTCATAAGTAACCATTCATAAAGCTGTATAGGTTTTTCAGTTGGATGTATTTTTTTTTGTTTTTGTGGATTGTTTAAATATCCAAATCCTATCCAATCGTATGTAAATTTTTTTAGTATAGAGTTAAAAGAACTCCAAGCTAATTCTCCATCGGAATAATTTTTATTGTTTGCATTTGTTATTTTTTTATCCCAATATATCCATCCTTTTTTTGAAGGTAATAAATCAGCAAAATAATTGCCACCCCAAATAATTTGGTTTTTAGAAACTCTTTGTAGTTCTTTAAAATACTTTTTTGATGGGCGTTTTTTATCCCAATCTTTTTTTTTATGATGTTGTTTGTTTGAAAAAGTTTTTGCTTTACCACTTTTACCTTTTACTGTTGTATTACCATCATAACCAATACCATAAGGAGGATCAACTATAGCTAAGTCAAATTGATTATTTGACATTTTTTTCATAGCTTCCATACAATCTTTATTGTATATCATTCTCTATTTCTTTCTGAAGATTTGCTAAAGCCCTCCAAGCTACCTTAGCAGAATGACGTACTCCATCAGTATCCAATTTGCCTACTTCTAGAAGATGACGAGCTAAGGCATCTAATTCGTCTTTGGATTTACTTCTATCCCAGTGTAAGGTCGTGTTTGGGTGATGCTGTCTGTTACCTCTGTAACTGCATTTAGCTACTTCGCAAATAGCGTCAGGAAAGTATTTTAAAACTCCTGTATATATAGGAATTTCTTTGCGTTTTTTTTTATTCTTTTCAATCATTTTATTCCACCTTGTTTTATTTGTCTTATTATCTTATTTATCTGTTTATGGTTTTCTGACCATTTAGCAGCTTCAGATTCAAAGTAAGTTTCTTGTCTCCTTCTTTTGAAGTCTTTTAGAATTAACCTAAGTAAAACTAATAAAGTATCTTTATTCATTATGTCCGTCTAGTAATAAGGTTTTTTCTGCAATAGATAATTTCCTTTTAGGAAAAACTACTGACCTTTTTAACTTACCTTTTAACTTTGTAACTTGGATCTGAAGATTTCTGCATTTGTTTTCCAAATAGTG